GAGAGTTTGACATCTCGGAGGTCGAGTGCTACTATTCTATCCGAAGTATCAGAAGTAATACACTCATTAACTATATCTTCGATTGCTGAGTCGCATTCGGGAACTAATGATGTTTCTCTATATCTTCGAATAAGCTCAGCCTCATTCTTGATACCACCTTCCATATCAACATAAGCACCGTATGCTCCGCCAGATATATATCCAGCTTGTTGTTGAATGATAGGAGTGCCATCATCGTCAATCGGAGGCACAAACGATTTTGCCGTTTGTGTTTCCTTGACTCGTAACTCGTCTTTCTTCCGAGTTATTTCAAACCCAAATAATTCCATAATATTATTTATACCTCGCTAACCGAGGTTATTTCACTGTAATTACTTGACTCTTTCCCAATGAGAATATGTGAAATCAACTGTGAACTCCTCTAATGCATCTACTGTTTCGTAATTTAATTCGATAGCAGCAATGTTTTTAGGGAACATGTTGAAGAACTCATATCTCGCGAGAACAGCGTCGTCTTTACCTAATTGTTCGACAAACGCTCTTGAGAGTAGGTAGTCATTGCTGGCCAGTCCTACACCTGAATCAAGTTCTTGAATGTCTTGTTGCCAAGCTTCGAGACCACCTCTAGCACTGAATTCAGAATCATTGATGACGGTTACTGTCCAATCTTCAAATGTTCTGTCTCCTGCTAACTTGAGGATTGAGCCTCTAAAGTTTAATGCAATTTCACCTAGGGTAGCAGCTGGTATACTTGCAGCCTTGCAAAGGAACTCAATCCTTTGACCTGATCTAGGAATGAAGACTTTAAATCGGTTAGGTCTTGGGCCACCACCAATCAGTTGTGCTTTAAATTCATCTATTGTTGCCATTCTTTACTCCTTAAACTGCTCCGTAGATTTCCTCAAACTCAACCCCTGACCTTGCAGCCACGAAGTTAAGAGTGATAAAGTTAATACTTCTAGCAGGTTTAACAAAGATAGAACAAACGAATTCGTTTCTATCAATAACACTATCCGTGTTGTTTGTTTCGTCACATAATACTGTGAAATCTACTAGCCCTCTTCTGTTCTTAACATCTCTTAAGAAAGGTTCAACAGCAGCTCTAAATTGTGCTCTTGTGAATGCATCGTTGAATTCAAAGAGTTGTGATTTAGCTGCAACCGCGATTGCCTTTTCTAAAACGATGAACAGCCTTCTAACATTAATTCTGTCGAATGCTGAAGGTGTTGTTAATGCAGTCTTATCTCCGAATAAAACTGTTCCTTGGCCGGGAAATGTGCATATAGGATTGATTCTTGCACTATACAAGTCGTCTCTCGACCCTTGTGATGGGTTAAATGCAAGTTTAGTTATTCCTAGATACTGACCTCTAGAGAATCCCGCTGGTGAATACCAAGGGTCTCGTAATAGGTCTGCTCTTGCCATGATACCTGCTGTATGTCCGTTGCCGGGCACCCAAACATATCTATCGTTGTATCTGTCATACTGGTATACCCAGCCTGAATCTAGAACTGCATAAGAACTTGAAGTTACACTTGAAAAATCAGTTGTAACATTTGAACTTTGAGTTGATTCAGAAGTGACTCCAACGACTGATGCTTTTCGAGGTGATGCAATCACCATACAGTCTTTTCGGTTTTCTGCAATCTGAATTAATTGATTGACGATAGTGTTGTGGTCTGCTACTATGTCTCCGTTAGAGGTTCTAGTTGAACCTGCTACTAAGAAACTAACATCTACTGTCTCGGAATCTCCGAAGTTATCTACATATCCAGCATATTTTACTGCTGGTGTAGGTAGACTTCCGTCCGCTCCATCTGCCAATGATGAGGATATTGGTGCTGAAGGTCTGCCGAATGCAGTGCTTCCTGAAGCTGCGTGAGTTGTCACACTGTTTGTTGCAGCGTGAGTTGATGTTGAGTGACCAGTCCACCAAACCCATTTGGATTGGTTATTCACGATAGTTTTGTAGTAGTTGGATGCACCTTCTGAATTCTTTGAATCAGATGCACATGAAACAAATCCGTAAGATTCTAAAATCTCGTTTTGTTTTCCTGAAATTACTCCATCTTCGTCTACTACGACTACATGAACCTCGTCTGCACTACCTGATACTGCTGTTGCAGATGCAGATGTGCCGGGTGCTTTATCAAATTTGTTATAAAACTCCCAATATCTGTGAACTTGTGTTGCGTTAGCTACTGCGGTAACTAACCCAGTTCCAGCTGGTTGGTTAAGGGCTTCTACGGTTATTGTTCCTGTTGCTTTTGCTGTCACTCTATATTCTTGAGTGTCAGTCCCAAACCTAACGATATCTCTAACTTGGAAACCTGTTTCAGCAGTTACACTGATAACGGTTTGTCCTACAGCTTCTGCTGCGTCCAAGGTAGTCACATTGTCATTGTAATATGCATCACTCGATGCACAAACACTAACCTTTAGTGAATTACCGATTACGCCGGGATATTTGGCAGTCCATGCTCCAACCGTTCCAGCTGCACCACCATCTTCATGAGATGATTGATACCCTGAAAGGTTTTTAATGCTTGCATCGGCGTCTCCGCCTGCATTTGCATTGTAAGCTGTTGCACTGGCAACACGAACAACTCTTAATGATGAACCATATCGTAAGAAAGCCTCTGCAGAATAGAAATCCTCTGCACCCGCATCTGTGTTATCGGGTGTAAAAAAGGTATCTACTAAACCTACGCTATCTGAAACTGATACTACTTCATCAACAGGGCCCCATCTAAATGAACCCGCGAATCCTCCAGTTGTGGAAGATACTGCAGGCACAACATTTGTCAAGTCTACTTCTTTGACCTGAACGCCTGGTGATACTTGAAATGCCATACTTTTCTCCTGTTAATGTAAAAAGTT